CAAACAAAACTTGAGTAGTTGTTCCGTTTGTGGTAAGGGTAGTACCTACCTGAGTTAAAGCCGGAAGTGTTATAGGAGAGGCTGTAGAGTTTTGAAATGTAAGATTCACCGTTGATGGGACGGTGGTTGTTGGAATGTACCCCATTAAATTTGCAATTTGCAAAACGCTAGAACGTTGGGAGGCTGTAGCAAGAAAAGACTCATTGGCGGCTCGGTCAATGTAGTAATTAAGAATGTCACCCATGTAAGCAAACAATTCAAGCAAGGTCATGCCAAAATCGGCTGGGTCACGAGAGGTCCACTGCGGGGAAAAGTTAGGGATGTTGGCAGTCATGTCCGCCAAGATGGCTGTGTAATCCCTAGAGGTATAACTGACAGTAGGTATGTAGTTATTAACGGTTGCCATTTGGTACCTCCGAGATTATGTCTCCTGATTGATTTACAACGTTTGTTTTAACGGAAACTACGTCTGGGGTTCCGTTGTCCCCGTACTTATACGTGATGTTTACGTTAAGAATTCCGTTTCCATCTATAAAAGCCTCTACGTTAAGTAGCGTAAGGTATGACAGCCACTTGTTAAATCCAATAGCAACTTCTTTGCTAACCATTGCAATGGCTTGGTCTGTGTTTTCAAAAGCCGACGCCCGCACTTGGGTTCCAAAATTAGGGCGCATGACTCTTTCTTTAATGAGGGTCATACATACAAGGACAACTCGGTCTTGATAAATCTTTTGTTGATTAGAGGTAGTCGTTACACGGCCAGTAGGGTCAAATGAAAAGGGCAACGAGATAGCCAGCGTCATAGTTGTACTCCCATCCATACTGGGTAATTAGGGTCACCAGCGATAAACATGACCCATACTTTTTGTCCTACGTTAGGGACAGAGGTATGAGTGCTATGTGCTGAGTTTAATGTAACTGAGTGCGTATGACTGCCGAAAGTACTGACGACTGTTCCACTAGAAACTACTGTGTCGGTATGTGCTGTGTGGGTCGTGTTGTCGGTTACAGGCAAACAGGGTAGCGCCCAGTCTGTTTCCGCTGTACCAAGCACTTGAGGGACTTGCAGTTTTATTCTGTTTATAGAAAGAGGGTCGCCTATGTTTGTGCAGACGCCTTCGTAAATTCCATAAAAGCGCTTGTCGTAACTGAGTCCGCTATTGTCGTAGGTCATTGGATAGTAGGTATTCCCGCTAAAATTTTGTTAGGAAGGGCGTTGACACTGGTTGGTGGTGTGTAAGTGGTAGATAAAATAGGGCTACCAGACTTCCACACTGCTCCGTTTGCAACGCCTTTACTTCTATTGGTCGCTACTCCAAAAGCACCTTTTGACTGTGGGCCAATGTCACGAGTAGTGCGAATTAAGTTTGTAATAGGCTTAGTTACAGTTTGGCGCACCCCGGGAATAATGGTTCGAGTTGGCTTTTGGTTTGGGACCGGAACCGTTTTTCCGTCCGTCCATGCAATCGCTTCACCTAAAGAGTCGGAGCCTAAATGAAGGATTGTTGTATACAGTTGGGCATTTCTTTGCTCTTCAATAATGCGGTGTTCGGTGCCTAAAACCGTCCAATAGCCTGTGTACTGAGCACCTATACCCGTAAGGTAAACGGGAATGTCTGGCCTTAAAGTCGGGTCACCAACCACTTCAGCAGTTGCTCGGTATGGAAACTTATTTCGTTGTTCGGCTGCTTGGGCCTCATAAGCCGCAACAGTGGAGTTGGTAGCAACTACATGGGTGGCGTATCTGTCAAAAAACTCTGGAACAGAACGAGAACGGGTCACTTGTGCTCTGTTTTGCTGTGTAATAGCCATGGGCTTAAGGCTGGCAGAGTCCACGCCCGAGATAGCAACTGCGGCTTTGTAGTCTCCGTCGTACTCTAAAGACTGACCAATCACAGGCATAAAAGAGTAAAGTGTGGAACCGCTAGGGTTGTCTGGGTCTCTCATAGTGAATACTGGAGCAGACTCACGCGTGCTAGCGTACTCATACAACATTGGTTGAAAATAAAGTTCTGTGTTTTCTGTGCGGAGGCTATAGCCAGATTGCTTTGCTAAACGAACACACATCTCCCAATCAGTATGTCCGGCCTGAGCAACCTGTGGAAAAACTCGTGGGTGGGGCACAGCAAAACAAGCAAAACCATTTTTAGCGGCAATGGTGTTAATAATGTTATCGGCGGTCATGTTTTTGTATACACGTTGTGATTCGTTTTTCATAACCATGGATGCGCTAATGACGGTTACTTCAGTAATGCTACGTCCGGGCTGTCTATCTACAGATACGTGGTGAACATAGCCGTAAAACGTGCGTGACGCTCCTTGGTCAATAATTGAAAAGTTTACTGGTGCACCTTCTTTAATGACCTCGTGGTCCACATCCCATTCTCTAAATTGAATGGTGGCAATTTCATGCTCGTATAGGTTTTGGTAAAACGACATAGAGTAGACTGTTTGAGGTCCAGCAGTGGTGTCTGGAAAACTTACAGATACATAGTTAGACACTTGGTATCCTTAAAATAGTTCCAGCAGGTATGTTGGTTAAATCTACAGAAGGGTTAAACTCTGCAATAAGCCACCAATACAAAGGGTTTTTGTAGTACTTAGTTGCTAACTGGTCTAACCGTTCCCCTTGCGTATACGTGTGCTCATAGTAGGTAAGCGTAGCGATGTTGCTAAACTGGTAAAACACAACCGGGTTAGAAGCGCCGTTTAACGTCTTTGCAATAAAATCAACTGTAGAGTACTCATACCTAGAGCCTTTATAGATAGCCATTAGAACCCCGCATTAGAGTTAGCAATACGTGAGAACGCATTAAAGGTAACTTGAATCTCAGTGTGAATAGGAATCATGTCTTCTGTAAAAGTGGTGTGTGTAACACTAAGGTTTTCTACCCAACCCACATAAGAGAGGCTGTCAGGGTTAGGACCAAATTGAATAGCAATGGGGTTCGGCTGTAAGAACCCAATGTCTGCCGTGACTCTGTTTAACCCATTAGCCCAGTGCTGGCCATTTTGTCCAGAACTGTTTAACATCCTAAGAATGTACTCAACATCGGCCATCGTCCCTTTACGCATAAGTTCATCTATTTGGTCTGAAGGATTTTGCTTTGCTTTAGTTGGGTACCCTTGGTTGTAGTAAGTAGTGGCTACTTGCGAGTAATCTACCTTAGACCCTGCAACAGCCAAGCCTTTAAGGCAAGCAAAGTCATTTACTCTGTCAATGGTTATGCCAAATTGTATGGCTTCCATGGCTGTAAAGAGAGAACTTTGCGCGACTGCTTTATCTAGATTACTAGGAACAACGTTTGAGTTTCTTGTAAGAACGTTGGTTAAAGTTGATGGGTTCCATAAAAATTGAAAGCCCCACGCATCATCTGTCTGTGTGAGCGGCCCCGCTGTGTATTGAGGGTCAGTTGTTGCGCCCGGGTTAGATGGGGTCGTAACAATAGAGGTACCTGACGCTTTGTAGTTTGGGTTCGTTGTGTCGTAACGAAACATGATGGCTCTACGGGTAGCGTGGTTAATTGTTTTAGACGCAACACCTTGACTTAGATAAATGCTGTTGTGGTCTCTGTAGATAGTGTTATTAAGAACTCCCGGAGAAATAGGAAGGCTCCAAAGATGCGGTGGCAAGTTGTATTTAGTATCCCCCGCAGTTACATAGAAGGCTGCTTTGTCTGGTTTAGGAGCAGGCTTTGTCTGTGTGGCGCTTAAGTTTGACAATAAAGTTTTGTTATTTGCAATAGTTACCGAAGGTAAAAACGATTGTTGCGTTCCTTTTAACTTTAAGTACTTATTAACAGCAGCCTGTTGCTGTAATTGATACAGGACTTGTGGGTCCATTTTAGAGGTGTCAAGAGGCAAAGAAGTTTTACCAGAGTTTAGTGGTGTTGGTGTTCCCATTATTTTTTACCTGCCTGATGCAGCATTTGTGTTTTCTTTAGTTCAGCAACGACGGACGCCCCTGCGGTCTTTGGGTCCGGAGAGTTAATTACGATGTTAATTCCTCCGTAGTTGTAGTTGACTGGTGAAGTAAACGCAGATGCGCTTGTTCCAAAGGCTTGAGCCTGAGCCTGAGCAAAACGTGCTGCGGCAGTAGGGTCAGTGGCAACTTGGTTGATAGAAGTAGAGGATGTGGATGGGGTCATCGTTGNGT